TATGAGTGAATTTTTATATGTTGAGAAATACCGTCCTCACAAGATTGAGGACTGTATTTTGCCTGATCGACTCAAGAAAGTCTTTCAGGAGTATGTGACAGAGGGTAATATCCCTAATCTAATGTTGACTGGTACGGCAGGCTGTGGTAAAACCACAGTCGCCAAAGCCATGTGTGAGGAGATTGGTTGTAACTTTCTATTCATCAATAGTTCTGATGAAAGAGGTATCGATGTCCTTCGCACAAAGATCAAAGGCTATGCTTCTACAGTTTCATTGACTGGTGGTCGTAAGGTTATCATCCTTGATGAGGCTGACTATCTTACACCAGAAGCACAGGCGGGGTTGCGTGGTGCAATCGAGGAGTTTTCTGAAAACTGTTCTTTCATTTTCACCTGCAACTTTAAGGCTCGTCTGATTGACGCCCTTCACTCTCGCTGTTCCGTTGTTGACTTCGCACTAAAAGGTGATGAGAAGGCCAAGATGGCAGCGCAGATGTTTAAACGCCTGTCAAACATTTTAACAGAAGAAGGCATTACATATGACAAAGATGTATTGGGTAAGATCGTTCAACGCTATTTCCCAGACTATCGTAGGACTCTTAACGAGTTACAAAGGTATTCTACTTCTGGAAACATTGATGCTGGTGTTCTTAGTCAAGTTGAATCAGTAAGAAAACTTGATGATCTAATCAAGGCTCTTAAAGATAAAGACTTTTCAACCATGCGTAAGTGGGTTGTTAATAACTCTGACATTGACCAGAGCCGTATCTTTAGATCAATCTATGATAACCTTTGTAACTATCTAAAGCCCGAGAGTGTGCCAATGGCTGTGGTTACTCTTGCTAAGTATCAGTATCAGTCCGCTTTCGTCGCTGATCAAGAGTTGAACTTGGTCGCATGTCTAACTGAATTGATGGTAGAATGTGAGGTGAAGTAATGGATGTGTTTCGTGATTTGATTCCATCCATTCTTCAAACAAAGAAGAACGTCCTTGAAAACGACAAGGACTATCCAGCTTTCGTAGTGAACCGGGCTCTCTCGTTTCACTACGATTGCGTTCTTCAAGCAAATGAAATGAACCAGAATCCTGGTTTACCTGCATCCATGCAATACCAGTATTTGCTAAATACAGTGAGAGGCTATAAAAGGCCTTTTCGCAAGTGGGAGAAGCGTGAGACCATTGATGACTTAGAAGCCGTCAAAGAATACTATAACTATTCTAACGAAAAGGCCCGAGAAGCATTGGTTCTACTGGACGCTAACCAACTCGAAACAATAAGAAAAGCAATCGACAAAGGTGGCACAAATGACAGTAAACCTAGACGAGTTCGTGGAAGTTAAACTTCCGGACCCTCAGGCCTTCCTTAAGGTGAAAGAGACGTTAACCCGTATTGGTGTAGCGTCTAAGAAAGATAAGACACTCTATCAGTCATGTCATATTCTACATAAGCAAGGCCACTACTATCTCGTTCATTTCAAGGAGATGTTTATGTTGGATGGAAAACCAACAGACTTCTCAGAAGAAGATCGTGGTAGAAGAAACACTATCGCTAATCTATTGGCAGAATGGGGACTAGTAACTCTAGTCACACCAAGCAAATCACAAGAACCATTAACACCTCTTAACCGTATCAAGATCATATCTTATGGTGAGAAGGGTGAATGGAATCTAGTTGCTAAGTATTCATTGGGAAAGAAACGTTTTTCAGATACAGAATAAGAAAGTGAGTTCGTTATGACAACATTGAGAATATGGAAAACAAATCCTGCCGTCCAGCTTCCTAAACACCAGACGGCACAATCAGCCTGTTTTGACCTAGCCTTTCAGACCGCAGGAAAGAATAGCTATAAGGGTTATTCTCATATGAATAAGCCTTTCTCCAGAGAGATGAAGGATCGTCTTACCATCGCTCCAGGTGAGCGGGCGCTCATTCCAACGGGGTGTATCATGGATATACCAGAAGGCTTCTCCGTGCGTCTCCACGCTCGTTCCGGAACGTCTCTAAAGCAGGGTCTAGTCCTTGCTAATGCCGAAGGTGTGATTGATTCCGATTACGTTGAGGAAGTGTTTATCATACTTCACAATATCTCTGGTAATGCCGTTACCATTGAGAACGGTGACCGTATCGCCCAGGCGGAACTTGTTAAGAATGTGGAATACACCGTCGAAGAAACACCAGCACGACCACTACCAAAGACCAGCCGAGCAGGTGGATTTGGTTCTACAGGTATCACAAACCAACACAATATGGTCGTCATAAATATTCCAGAAACTAAAGAGGTCAAGGTTGAAGAACCTGCGCCTGTTAAACGTGGTAGAGGTAGACCAAGAAAGAATGCCTAAAGCCCATAGAGTTGGTGATCAAAGAATGTGTGGTGCCGTTACGACAAGTGCTGGCATCAACACAAACGTTTTTGTTAACGGTCAACTGGCATCCGTTGTTGGTGACCTTGACAGTCACAATAACCTTGGTGCTTTGATATCACAATCACCTGGCACTATTTTGATTAACGGCATTCCTATGATCGCTGCTATCATGGATCAAGGTTCGCCAGATCAAGAAGGTATTGTTACACACGTTACAGGACTACCAACTCCAGGCACAGGATCGCCTAACGTCAATATGTATGGTGGTCAAGGCACATTCGGCGGTGGATTAGGAAACTTTGGTCTATCTGGTGTTCCCGGTATCGGTGAGGTCATGCAAATCGGTTCTCAGATTGTAGGACAAGTATATCGCACCGCAGTTCAAAGTGGTAGTTCGGGAATGATGGCTCTTAACAATATGAATCCTGCCGTAACTCCACCGACGGTCAATACAACCATTACAAGTGCTAATACAGGAAAGACATTTACGTTTACCTCGTATTATACCTCTTGACAAGTTTGTGACAATTACTATATAATGTTATGACGATAGCCGAAAGGTATCGTCCTTATACTCTCGCTGAAAAGGAGAACTAATATGACAAACGACTATTTCGGAATCCCAACCGGCCTTGCCCGCCAGTTTATCGGCTTTGAACAAATGCTAGATAAGATTAGAGAGGCAAGCGAAACCCTTCCTAAGATTCCATCTTACCCTCCATACAATATCAAGAAGATTGACGATGAACATTTCGTGATTGAAATGGCTGTCGCTGGCTTCGGTAAGACCGACCTTGATATTGAATTGAAAGATGGTACGCTAACCGTATCTGGTAGTCATGATGCAGATGACAAGGATTATATCTACCAAGGTATTGCTAATCGTGCCTTTACTCGCAAGTTTACTCTTGCTGACACTGTTGTTGTAAAAAATGCGGAGTTAGTCAATGGTCTACTTAAAATTGCTCTCGAACGTTTTGTACCGGAAGAAAAGAAGGCGAAGAAAATCGACATCATGGATCCGTTCGGTGTCCAGGAAGTGACAAAGCAATTTCTGACCGAAGGTACTAAGACCTGGGTCGATCTAGCACAAAAGACCATGGATGCCGTGACACCTAAGTAAGAATAACAAGACCCCTCCACGCCTCTCGTAGAAGCGCACCCGGAGGGGTTACTTTTATAATGAGGTTACTATGAAACTTGTGATTGAAGAATCCCCAAAGACTGTAACAGTTATTACTCCTACAATTGGTTCTCCTAAACTTTGGGATGCTGTTGAGTCCGTCAAAGCACAAACTTATCCTTGTAAGCATCTAATCGTCCTTGATGGTCCGGATGTTAAAGCAGACCGCTTGCCATGGCCGCATGATGGTTATGATAGCATTATTGTAAAGACACCAGAGAACACAGGTAAGACTGGTGGCAACTTTTATGGTCATCGCATCTATGCGGCTTATCCACATCTACTCAATTCAGATTACATTCTATTCCTCGATGAAGATAACTGGTATGAACCTAATCATGTTGAAACACTGGTCAAGACTATTGAAGCAAAGAACCTAGACTTTGCCTATTCTCTCCGTCAGATTTATGATAATGGTAGGCATTTCCGTTGCAATGACAATTGTGAAAGCCTTGGTAAGTGGCCAATCTTTATGTCCCGTAGTTCTCGTCATGGTGAACAGTTCCTAATCGACACATCATCGTTCTGTTTCACAAGAGAGTTTATCCAAAAGACATGCCATCTATGGCATTCTGGTTGGGGTGGTGACCGTCGTTATTTCTATGCTGTTAAAGATCAAGCTAAGTTTGACACAAACGGCAAACATACACTATGCTATCGTTTAGATGGCAATCCTAATTCAGTAACAGAACAATTCTTTGTTGAAGGTAACAAGACACAAGAAGCATATTATGAAGGGAAGTTTCCATGGCTAAGGACCTGATAATTGGTGGGGCGAGCGGCTACAATTGGGATCAGTTGAAATACTGGGTCAATTCTATTAAGAAAACTGGTTTCAAGGGTGATGTTGTTATCGTTGCCACTAACATGCCAGGTGATACAGTTAAGAAGCTGGTAGAGAATGATGTTAA